TAGCGATTGCATTAGAACAGACAAAAGCAGACGGATCGTCTGAAATGGTAGGGCTAACTAAAGGTATGTTCAAGCTTCCAGGTACTGAAGGAGCTACTAAAGAGGATACTATTGAGTTCCAACAAGAGGAAATCGAAGGGGAATTCTCAGCACGTAAATTTGATGATATTTCTCAGATTATGGTGGAAATCCCTAAAGATGATGCTGAAGACGTGAAAGCTAAATTTATGGATAAATTATTCCAAACTGCGGTGCTTCCCTAAAGTAGTATCATCCAGTGAGGTTAATGATACAGGAGATAGTTTAGGAGCTTATACAGAGCCACTAGCCAGTGATGTAGGCGAGTTAGAAGAAGATCAATAGTAACACATAGCAATACAATTAGGGGGCGTAAAAGCCTCCTATTTTTAATGTAAACAATAACGTACACACTATTAAAACAATTATGAAAACTGAAGGGAAATGAAAAAAATGGCTAAGAAAACACTCACATTAGTGACTGGAATTGATGAAGAAAAAAACGAAGTGATTACACAGGATTATCCGTATCCTATTTTTGTTAAAGGCAGCTTGGTTAAGAAGGCAATTGATCTAGGGGTCGAGTTGGAAAAACTAGGAGAAGAAAATGTAGACAGTGGGGTTGTAGATGATCTGGCAGACTTTGCAGTTGAATTATACAACAAGCAATTTACACGTGACGAGTTGATCGATGGTATAGATGCCTCAGATCTGTTTACAAAACTAACTGAAATCCTAAGCTCAGTCATGGGTGGAGACGGGGGAAACGCTCAAACAAAAAAGCATATCACGGAGAAGAAGCTTTAACCGAAGAAGACTTCTCATGGACTAACCAGAAGAAAGCTTTTGATGCTCTAGTTAAAGATCTATTACAAAATGAGTATAAATTAACAGAAATATATAATATGGATTTGTTTTATTTCATGGATGTCCTACAGGAAGAGAAAGAAGAAGTACAAGAACGCTCATTGTTTGGTGCGTTCGGTAAGTAGTAGCTACTCAATTTTATTGGGTGGTTATTTTTATTTTATTACAAGAAAGGAGGGCATTAAATGGCAAGTGGGTCTCCTATTGGAAACATGATTATAGCTGTGGATCTTGACAGTTCAGGTGTAAACAAAAGTATGACAGGACTTAGACGGCAAATGAAGTCTGTTAACACTGAAATGAGAGCCAATTTATCCTCATTTAGTCGGTCAGAGAAGTCAGCAGAGAAGTATGGAGTCATGATTGATGGCTTAACAAAAAGGCAAAAGCTCCAAGCCACAGCAGTAGAGGAAGCCCGTAAAGAATACGAGGAAATGGTTAAACAGCACGGGGAAAACTCTGCTAAAGCTGAAGGGGCAGCTAATAAACTTAACGAACAGATAGCCTTGTATGAAGAAACCGGACGAGAATTATCTAATCTAACATCCGAGTTTGAAGAGTTTCAGAAACAACAAGATATACAAGCCTCTAAATGGCACAAGGTAGGCACCTCAATGGAAGGCATAGGTAATAAGCTAAAGTCCGTGGGTGGCAATCTGCAAGAGGCTGGAAAGAAATTAACTAAATTTTCTGCCTTGGTAGTTGGGGGTGTTGCAGCGGTAACTGGTGGTTTGTTTGCTATGACAACCAAAGCTACTGAGGCAGCAGATGTAATAGCTAAAGGCGCTAAACGGATGAATGTATCTACAGACTTTTACCAAGAAATGACATACTGGGCTTCCCAAAATGGGATAGAACATGGACAGATGGAAAAAGCTGTAGGTCGATTTAACCAACGTATGGGGATGGCTCAAAATGGTAATGAGAAATACGCTAGCGCCTTGCAACAGATGGGTGTTGATATGGATGCGGTACGAGACGGGACCCTTTCAACTGATGATGCGTTTGCTCAGTCCATTCAAACACTTTCCGAGATGGAAAACGAACAAGACAAAGTTAACCTTGCTACTGAAATGTTTGGTACTAAAATGGCACGTGACCTACTACCTGCACTGAATGATGGCTCCTTATCAATGGAGGATGCGAGAAAAAAAGCAGAAGAATTAGGTCTTGTAATGAGTCAAGATCAACTGGAAGCAGCAGAAGCATTTCAAGATGCACAAGATGATATAAAACGGTCAATGGCTGCGGTAGGAATGCAAATAGGGTTAGATCTTATGCCTCACTTCCAGAGGATGTTTGATTGGATTCTTGAGCATATGCCGGCTATAAGAGAAACAATATTTAATGCTTTTGAAGGAATAGTAGATAAAGTAACTGATCTAGTTAACTGGTTTAAGGATTTAAGCCCGACTATGAAGAAGGCTATAGCAGGGTTTACTGGACTAGGGTTAGCAATCGGACCGATTCTACTTATAATAGGAAAACTAACGTCTGGATTGGGTGGTATATTCCTTGCAATATCTCCATTACTGAAGGGTGTAGCTAAAGCAGGTGGACTATTTAAAATCTTAGGTGGGGTATTTGCAACACTAACTAGCCCTGTAGGGTTAATAGTAGGTGCAATAGCGTTGCTTACAGCAGGATTTGTACTGTTATATAAGAAGTCTGATACATTTAGGAACTTCATACATAAATTAGGTGCTAGTCTGAAACAAGTGTTCCAAAAAATAATGACTGCAATCCAACCTATGATAGATAAAATAGTAGGATTCTTTCAGGACAATATCCCTAAGCTCATAGAGGGCATCAAGAATGTTATTAGCAGTGTAGGGGAATTTATAAAACCTGTAATTAATGCAATTGTATCGTTTTTCGAAGATGTTATATCGAAACTGAAATCCTTCTGGGATAAAGAAGGAAAACAGATTGTAGAAGCAGTAAAGAATATAGGAAATATTATAAGTACAGTCATGAAAGCAATATGGTCTGTAGTAGATCCTATAGTGAAATCCATATGGAAAGTCATTCAATGGGCATTTGACAAGATACTAGCAACAATTGATTTTGTAATGCCAGCGGTACTTTTTATTATAAAAACCGTATGGGGTAATATCAAAGGTGTTATAACAGGCGCACTAGATGTCATTATGGGTGTAGTGAAGGTATTCACAGGCTTATTTACCGGTGACTTCTCCAAAATGTGGGAAGGTGTTAAACAGATATTCACGGGTGCCATAAAAGCAGTATGGAACTATATTCAGCTGCTATTTGTTGGTAGGATTCTCAAAGGAATCGGAAGTTTTGTCAGATTATTCGGTGGACTTATTAAAAGCATGTGGACGAGCGTACGATCCGTATTCTCAACTGTAATAAAATGGATTGTCGAGTTCGTGAAAAATCGCTTTACGGCAATGAGTAACACGATAAGTACAATCACGACAACGATCAGAAATGTTATTTCTAGGATTTGGAATGCAATACTTTCATTCTTCAGAAATATCATAAAATCTATTGTTGATTTTGTTATGCAAAGGTTTACCAACTTGAAAAATAATGTTACAAATATTTTTACTGGTATACGTGATATGGCAAAACGTGTCTGGAATAAAACGAAGGACAACATTGTTAATCCTATAAAAAATGGTGTTAACTGGGCAATTAAGAAGTTCAAAGGATTCAAAGATAGTGTGAGCACAACCTTTAAAAATATAAAGGACAACGTGTTCGGTTATGTTTCCGATATGATTCAGAAGATCAAGGACATGCCGGGTAACATGAAGAAAGGCATTGAAAATGGCGCTGGAAAAGTGAAAGATGGAATGTTAGAAATTGGACGTAAAATGGTTGATGGAATGGTGTCGGGAGCCAATGGTGTTATTGCAGGTGTCAACTGGGTGCTAGAAAAGTTTAATGCATCCACATTAGACACGGTTAAGGCTAAGAGTTTACCGGGTGTTAAAAATTGGTACGCTCACGGCACAAAAGGAGCACATCCCGGAGGTCCGGCTGTTGTAGGTGATGGCAAAGGCTCAAACGCAGGTTCTGAATTGATGCAAGACCCGAAAGGTAATTTCTCACTAAGTCCTGCAAAACCAACCCTAATACCAAATATGCCTAGAGGTACACAGGTATGGTCAGCAACCGAAACAAGAGAAGCGCTAACTCCACAGTATGCATGGGGTATAAACTTCAAAGACGTAGCCAAAGCCTTAAATCTAGGTGGAGGAGCTTTAAAGTATTCCGATTCTAAAAAAGGACAAACGATAGGAAAGCTTTCATCTGGTGTAGGTACAGCATTTGATGTATATAACGAGGCTCCTAAAGCCTTATTAAATGCAGGACTAAAAGCAATGGGGGTAGAGGTACCTAACTTCCCTGCTGCAATCGGCAAGATGGCTAAAGGCGGTTTCAATTACGTTAAAGATAAAGCTGTTGGTTTCATAAAGAAAACGCAAGACGACGAATTAGAAAGTATGGCTGGTCCAGTATCGGGTGGTGCCTCTGCTTGGAGGTCTCACATTAGAAAAGCCGCAGCAAGAATGAACGAGTCTATCACTAGTAGGCACGTGAACGGCATTATTGCTCAAATCAATCGAGAATCGGGCGGTAATGAGAAGATCACTCAATCACCTCAAGTCGTTGATGTTAACACATTAGCAGGAAACCCTGCACGTGGGTTGCTCCAATATATACCGCAAACATTTAGCGCTTATAAAATGCCGGGTCATGGTAATATTTATTCTGGTTACGACCAACTGTTAGCATTTTTTAACAACAAAAACTGGAGGAAAGATTTACCTTATGGCACAAGAGGATGGGGACCTACTGGTGTACGTAAGTTTGCTACTGGAGGCTTAATTAAAAAGAAACAGTTAGCCATGTTAGCCGAAGATGGGCACCCTGAGATGGTCATTCCTACAGATCCTAAGCGTAGATCAGATGCTATGAAGCTACTAGCATTAACTGGCAAGATGTTGGGTGTAGGTGGAGACGATCAAGGCAGTGTCAGACCTAATAGACTCCCTAATGTTAATAACAGCGGTCAGAGTGAGGAAGTTGCATATCTGAAGAAGAGTGTAGAGCTACTAACAGAACTTGTCCTATCAAGTCGCAATATTGAAAACAAGCCTGTATTATCAGAAGGAGATATTAAACGTTCTTATGACAAGATGGACTCAAGAGAATCTACTAAGCATGATGTATTCTCAGGTAGGTTAGGAGGTGCATATTAGTGAACGATTATTTTCAAATATACGATTTGAATTTTAATCCAGTACCTTTGCCGGTGGATGATTTAGGATACGGCTTGAGGGGACTGGATTTAATTGTTTCATCGGTTGGACAGGAAGTAACAGAACACAGTATTCCCGGACGTTCCGGTAACATTACTACGGGTGTACGGGACTCCGGGAGAGACATGAGTATAAGTGCAAGAATCAAAGCTATGAACGCAACAGACTACAGGTTGAAACGTGACCGGGTCTTTGCGTTTTTTAAGTCCTTGGGTGCCTTCTATGTAACGGAAGCACAGCAAGGTAACAAATTAATGAAAGTCAGAGTGGTAGAACAATACAGACCTGAAAGATCTAACAACTCGCAAACTTATGCTCTTGTCGATATACCACTCAAAATTGATGGACAACCCTATTGGTTAAGTCGTTACAAGACAATGGACTTACATAATCACAAGGGCGTATCTGCAAACGGTCATTGGTCATTTGGAATGGGGATTGATGTATCGCCTGAGAACCTGATATATCAGTATGAGGATGTAAGCGAGTTTAATATTTACAATGCAGGTATTCCGTTAAAGACGATACAGGAAAAAGATAATTGCCAAATAAAAATTGAAATAAATGAGAGTGTTACTAGCTTTATGCTGTATGATGCTACAGGTAGTAAGTGGGAATATAACCCCACTAAAAATAACGACTGGGCATTGAAGACTGGTGATGTGATTATATTTAATGGTCACGATGTCAGATTAAATAAGACTACCATCATGGAACGAACAAACAGGTATTACCCAGTAATAAAAGAAGGCATTAATAAATTCAAAATAGATGGGTTATCTCAATATAAAATAACCTTTGATTTTAGATTTAAGTATTACTAAGAAGGAGAGATAAGATGGCACGTAAAGAGATAAAGGCTCTTTTAAATGATAACGAATTAAATAAACTGAACCATAATTTTAAAGAAATTTATGACGAATTCGGTAATGTAGTCAATACCGTATCGGAAAAAGCATTTGATAAAGTGGTCGACTCAGCAAAACTGAACTGGAAAGAACCAGTTTCATCCTCAAATAATTTACCCTCTAAGGCATCTGAAGGCGACACTATAATGACAAGGAATGATGGTAAAGTTTATCGTTATGATGGCTCAAATTGGAATGAAATACAGGACATTGATCCATCAGCAATTAACGAAGTAGACAACAGACTTAGTTCGCAGTTGGCGGATATTGCGACAAACGTAAAAAAACCCCCTATCCCCATGGTAGGAGCAAAAGGAGATGGTGAAACAGACGATACCGAAGCTATCCAAGGTTCTATGGATTATGTCGCAAATTCCGGTGGCGGTATGGTTTATTTTCCAGCAGGTGAATATCTAATTTCAAAAACTATTAACATTAAAGGTGACAATATTAGCGTAATAGGTGATGATTTTAGATGTCACATACGAATAAACAAAGACGAAAATGCCTTTTTATCTAATGGAAACGACAATCTATGGTTCTCGAAATTAAGAATAACTGGAAACAAGGATGCAAACGATGACTCTTATTCTGGTGGCGGAAATGCCATCGCGGTTTATAATGGCAATAACATTAATGTTAGAAATAACTTTATTAAAGAATTTAAAGGGAAGTCTATTCACTTTTCAGGATTTGATGGTACGAATCTGTCACAGGGCGTTCACGATGGTTGGATAATGGATAATTTCATTGAACATTGTGGTGACGGTATAATGGTTTATAATGACGGAAGACGTGTAGAGGTATCGGGAAACATAATTTACAGATGCACAAATATTGGTATTTATATAGATGACTCCCACCAAATTGATGGATTGGAAATACCTAGAGTTACGACTAGGATAAACGTTGAGAATAACCATGTTAATAGTATGTTAGGAACGACAGGAATTAATTTCGCAGGAACGCAATATAGCTCTGCACGAGGTAACTACATTTTTAATGGCGGGCAAGGGACGACTAAAAATGTCAATGGTATATCTATACAAACTGTTCAAAATCACGTTCCGGCTAAACATAATATTATAGAAGGGAACACAATTGTAGGTCATACGAATTCAGCAATTGATTTAATTGGTGCATCATACAATATCATCCGAAATAATAATTTGATTAATAATAGTCTGAACAGAAGGACGGGTGGTTCTCAATCTATCAGCTTACAGTCAAATGTAGTTAGAGATGTTTTATTCGGTTCAAACCATAATATCATTGAAAACAACAAATCATTTGTTGATTCAGAAGATAGTACACTTGGTACACACATTAAGATTGTTGACGAAAATAATATAGGTAATATCATTAGATTCAACAAGATGGATGGCGGTGTATATGCTATCGGAGATGATGGAGCAAGCACAATTAAATCTGGTAATTTTTTCAATGAGGAATTAGTCGAAAAGGAAGCTTTTGAGGATGGTGAGCATAGAGCTCCATCTATCCATTTCGCTTCCGATCCTGACTCTGGATTTTATAAACGGGCAGATGGTGAGTGGGGTTTCGTTTCAAATGGTGAGCGAGTAGTATACTTCCGCAAAGGCATGACATTTGTGGATGGAAACGATGTGCAGTTTGGTACGGATACAGGTAGCCGATTTGGAACATCACCTAGACAAAAAATGGCTTTTTGGGGCGCTACTCCTATTGCTCAACCAGTAAACATTCCGCAGACTTCCGCTGCAACTTTGGCTGAATTGGAACAGGAAGTGAATAAACTAAAATACTTGTTAAGTGATCTGGGTTTAATGTCGTGATATACATTGATAAGAAGGGTTTAGAAAAACTTATTAAACAATCAGCAGAAACTAATTAAATCTGTTATGATAGATTTATAAAAATGAGGTTGGTGGTTCTTGTGTATATCTCCTTAATGATAGTATTTTTGTTTCTTATGCTGCTTATAGGTATAGCAGTTATCAAATTTGATAACAAAATTGAAAAAGAGAACAATAAAACATTCTTAGAATGGATCTTTGATAAAATTAAATAATAAAACACCTTTCTATTGAGAGAGGTGTTTTATCTTATACGAATTATTTTTGTGAGATTTGTTGTGCGACTTTTCATGTACAGTCTTTATTGTGAAACTGATTCCAATTAAAAATAACCATATAAAAACTAAATTATAAAAACCGTTGAATGTTCCGCGAATGAAAAGAAACAGGAATAAAAAGCTTGCAGAACCTATAGCTATTTTATTTATACTAATCGGACCATTTAATATGTTTTGCCATGCTTTTAGCAATAAACCGAGAAAAAGCCCAATTATAATACCAAAAAATCCAAAGTTTATGTAACTATCACCGATAAAAGAAGGTGGATAAGTGGCTCCTATATTATAGTATTCAGGGTTTATTATACTTGCAAATATTCTTTGAGTTTCTTCCGGTTTGAAGGGAACTATTGAGCTAGGAATAAAGAAAAGAGCAAGGCGTAAATATGTTGAACCGTATAGGAAATCATGCATTGTAGGTACATTATTAAACGCAGATACTGTTGTTGCAAAAAAGTAATTTAAATCACCGCTAAACAAAGATATAGAGTAAGCTTCTTTGAAGTTAAAGATACCCAACACCCAATCGCTTGCTGTTTGAAAGCTACCGCTGTTATATCTTACGTATTGCCAAACTATCATTAAATGTAGGAGCAATAGGCTGACAATTGATACTCTGCCCATTTTTATTTTCTTGGATTTTATTTTCATATAATTTATTATTCCGAACGCAAATGCTGCGCCTACAGCTAAAAATATGGATCTAGAACCAAAAACCATCATTTCTATATAAAATAATACAGCAAGAGAAATTATAGTTATAGCCTTAATTGACTTTTTCTTAATGAACAAAAATAGATAGGCCGAAATAACAAGGGTTGTTTGTAAATATCCGCTAAATAGATGTGGCATAGTTGATTTCGTTTCCCAATATCCGAATCTAGAACTTGATGTTAGTTGTGAGAGGGACATGCCGGAAAAGTAAACAACGCCTATGGTTCCTAAAAAACTCAATATGCTTGCTATTAATACGATTTTATCAAGATGAGTTTTAATTAAATTATCTTCCGCTTTGTTGCAGTTTGGTTTAATCATTTTGTAACCAATCAGAAATAGAATGAAAAATAAAGTTTGAAATACGTATACTTTCATAACTGATTCAATATCATTAATAAATCCAACAGCTGATGAGTCAAAAAGGATATGACTAAAACCTGTAGAGCCATAATTAATAACTGGTATGAAATAGAATAGTGTGCTAAACATTATGTAAAAAAGCCAAAACAAATAATTGCCTTTAATATTGATTCTAAAGTATAAAGTAATAAAAAATAGCAAAAACGGGGTAATAATGAAAGTTATTGCTAGCAAATCGATTCACTCCAATCAAGTATTAACTATTTTATTATATCAGTTATTGAGAATATGTAAATAAGGAGTGATGTAAGCAAATGTAAAGTCGGAGCTAGGTAGAAATGAATGAAAGATTTCTAAAAATAAATTATGAAAGGATGTTCGGGAGTAAATGAGGGAAACGTATAGAGGAACTAGAAGATGAGGTAGTGGAATTAGAGGAAAGGCTATCCGCTTGCCAATATCAAAATACTTTATTAGAAAAAAGAAACTTAAACAAAAATGTTATTAAAGAGATTATAGAGTATGTCGAAGAAGCAGAGGTGACGATGGATGCCGAAATGGGCGAGGTCAGATCGCTCGATGAGCTGATAAAAGATGGAAGAATGCCAAGTTTTTATTTAAAGTTAAAAAAGACCTTTGTTGAATAGTCGGAACATAAGACGTCACTTTAAATAATTCAGAAAACTAATAAGTAAGGTTAACAGAAGCATCTCAAATTGAGGTGCTTTTTTTATGTAAGAAATGAGGTGGACACAATAAACGGACAAACATCATTATTCTTATTAGATTTAAAAGGAAATGAATATACGGCAATAGCAGAAGTAAATAGGAAGAAAAGAGTAAACGGACAGCGTGAAATAACGTTGTCTTTTTTATATGAAGATATTAATGCTGACTTCATCCACGACATTGAATTTGGATGGAAGATACTTTTTAAAGGTGAATGGTACACAATAACAAGCCCAACTTATGCAATGGATGGAGATTACCATTCAGTAGGAGTGGATGATGTATTATCATTCTTTGTTGATATGAACGGGCATTATTTACAAGATGAGGTGGAAGGTAAGTCAAGTACACCCGGAACCTATTTTAGGGAGTTATTTAAAGGTACTGGATACAGTTATGTGCTAGCGGATAACTTAGCAGCTAATACATTGAATTACCAAGCTAACCAGAGCAAGACAGAGCGCTTTCTGTACGGCATTGACCGCTTTAAAGGGGAATATGTCATCCGAGGTAAAACAGCCTACATTCACGGGTTAATTGGTTCTGATAAGGATGTTATTCTGCATGAGGATCTAAACATTCAGGATGTATCCGTGGAAGTGGATGGCAGTGGATTCCATACATGGGCAAAGGGCTTTGGTGACAAGGATGATAATGAAGAGGATGCTGATTACAAATTAGAAGTAGAGTACGTATCTCCTTTAGTTACTAAACACGGGTACATTGAAGGGCAAGCAATTAGAGACGGATCATACAAGCAGAAGGATAGTTTAATAGAAGCTGTTAAAGAACAAGTAGAAAACAGTTATAAGGTATCCACCACAATTACTGCTGTAGATTTGACTGACAATGGTTACCCGGAAATGCAGTTCGAAGAGGGGGATCGTGTATGGTTGTATGTCGATAGATTAAAGCTAAATACTCAGGTTAGAGTTGTAGAAATAGATGAGACATTCGACTGGGAAGGTAATATTATTGCTGTACAGTACACGATCGGTAATGAAGGTATTGCTGCACGATATAAGACACAGCAGTATGATACGTTATCTGATTTTAGAGACATACAGAATGGCAGAAAAACATTAGAGTTTAACTGGCTACCAGAAGCAATCAAACGTGCATCCGATATTATTAACGGCAATATAGATAGTCACTTTAAATATGGTGCCGGTGAGATCATCGGTATTAATAAAAATAATCCTAATGGCTATATGCGATTTAATACAGATGGATTAGGATTTAGCCGTGATGGTGGTAAAACATATCGATCAGCTATCACCTATGAGGGTATTGTGGCTGATGCTATAACGGCAGGGACATTACGAAGTGTATTAATTGAAGCTGTTGAAATTTATGGTAGCTATATAGAAGGCACAGAAATAAAAGGTAGTACTATCATTTCCGAGAAATCTGCTAATGAGTATATAAAAATGCAAGGAACATTATTAGAATCAAAAGGCATTCATGACCGTACTTGGATGGGTGAATCGGAAGACGAACAAATTCGGTTGATGTTCCAAAATGGTCAACTTAGAGCAAGAAACGATGATAGGGAATGGTCGCTTTATTTTAACGATTATGGTATTTCTACTTTCAATGACGGTAGTGGTGAGGTTGCGGACAGCAGCGCATCAGGATTCCTGGAATTTCACAGTACTCGTTATCATGAATCTCGTGGATTAACTATAGGTTCTGGAGCAAGGTTAGCATTGGAAACAAACAGCGGACGTATTTATTTAAATTCAAGGGATGCAAGTGTAAGGGTATCAGACGTTAACGATAATTATTATCCAATTGCAGCTGCGGCATTCACTCAATCAAGTGAATCAAGGCTAAAGCGCAACATTACCGACTTACAAGATAGTGGTCTTGAAGTAGTTAACTCCATGAGAATAAGAGAATGGAAACGACTTACAAATGGCGAAGCAACTAAAATGGATAAGTGGCAAGCAGGATTAACTGTAGAAGAAGCCCCTCCGCAAATGGTTAATGGTACTGGTTTAGATTTATACACAGGATGGGCATACACAACAAAAGCCGTTCAAGAGCACTATTCATTAACGGTTGATCAACATGAAAAGCAAAACAAGAGAATGGATTTAATTGAAAGCAGGTTAGCCAAACTAGAAGGAGCAAGCTAAATGGACAACAAAATTGACATGCAAGATGTAATGGAATCATTAACTAATCAAGTTAAGGACTATGCTGTTAGATTGTCACATG